ATTATCACCTGATGGTTATGAAATCAGGACAGATATAGGTTTTGTAGTTCTACCAAGAGATAAACAATAGAAAGGGGTTTACCATGAAGATTAAAAACTATTCAACAAGTTTTTTAATTAACAAAATACTTAAAAATCTTAAAGAAGATTTACATATTGTAAACACAAAAATATTTATTGTTAAAAATGCTTCTGAATTGCATTTTAAAGGAAAAATAACTTTAGATGAACTAACTTTGATATGTGCTTTTGATAGCCAATACAAAGACAAAACAAGCGTTGAAAGACGAAAAGAAATACAAGAACTAATAGAGAACAACTAACACAAAGGGGTTTACAATGCTTAAAGCTTTAATGGTTCTAGAAATGCGTTATTACGGCACAATCTACGGGAGTTACTTCCTAGGATTGTCCAGCTTCAAAAGGATCTCACCCTCCTAGATTTTTAATTTAATTTATTTTATTTTCTAAGAATCTTTATTATTTGTATTGACAATGTATTGTCAGGAGTCTATACTAGTATTGTGTTGATTGATTAACTATTTTCAAAAGGGGTTTTGCAATGAACGAAGTAATTAAATCAATGGCTGAATTCTTTGAATCTAAAAACATCAAGGCAACAAAGATGGAAGTATTTTCTTTCATCATTATTAGCTTGAAAGAAACTTACGGAATGTCAAACAAGGATGCAATAAACCTTGTTTTTGGTGAAAACAGGTATGAAGCGATGATTGACCAGCTTTACAAACAATTTACTGAAAGGGTGTAACATGAAGATTCTTAAAAACACTTTATCCGTTGATCTCGACATTTGGGAAGATCCGGGTGATTATCCTTGTAATGCAGGGCAATTCCCGCTTCCATCTTCCTATTGTCTACAGGACATTACCGGAAATCTAATCATTCAGATTGAACCTGAAGATAAAGAAGCGGAAGATTGGGAAGAACTAGGAGCAGCTATAAACCTTTATACCCTGATGGATGATCATAGGATCATTATTCAGGGGGTTAAAATCCTTACTTGGCAGTTATGTCCTGAAGTTCATCCAGATTCAAATTTAGCCACTAATTTAGACTGTTGGACAATCGTACCTTATGAATGGGATGATTCTAATTTAGAAATAAACTAATAAATCTTTACAGTTTGTATTGACAATGCAATTACAGATTGTATATTAATATTGTGTTGATGATTGAAACAAAACAAAGGGGAATGAAATGAAAAATATCTTAATCGCAATGGAACACCAGATTGTAAACAGAACAGATAAAGCTGTTCAGGTTGATTTTTGTGAAAGAAAAGTCTGGTTACCAATAAGCCAAATTGAATTCAAAGATGATTGCATTTTTACTAGCTATTGGATGGCTAAGTCTAAAATGCTTTTGCCTTGGAATCAAAGTAGAACCTGTTTTGTTGGCTAACAGGTTCAAGTGTTTAGGTGTTGTTTTACTTTTTACAAAGGGGTTTAGGTTATGTCTACAGAAATTGATTCTATTCCAGCTACAGTATATCCAATGGTTAATTTAGAAGATCCAAACAGGGTTGTTACAATCAATATTAAAGCTTCTGATTTGTGGAAAATACGCAAAATAGTTGCTTGTTTATCCAGTCCTTCAAATGAAAAATACGATATCCTTTTATCTGTTGCAGATAATTCAATTTATTCTGATATGGATAAAATTCACCGGATATTATTTTTTGGTGAAAATGGTTGGGTTTTACCTGAAAACCCAAGGGTGTAGTTTTTTACTTTTTTTAGGAGTTTTATTATGGAATATATTATTTGGGGTATACCTGTTGGCTCAGAGCATGAAACGGTTTTGCATACCCAAAGCAAAACACCAGCGGAAGCGAGAAATGTAATGAAGGTTATTGAAACTAAATTTGGTGCAAAAAAGTTAAGAATTCAGGTTCTTAATCCAAATGTTGCACCAGACTTTTCTAGTAAGAAAATTTTTAACAAAGGAAAAAAATAATGAAAACTGAAAAGAAAAAATACCCGCAAAGTTCATTTCGATTAACTGATAAGGATATTGAGTTAATCGAATGGATTAGAGAAAATCAGGATCTTGACAACAAAACAGATGCAATCAGATTAGCTTTAAAATACTTCAAAAAGCTAAAGGAAAAGTAAAATCAAAGGAGAGGGTAAAACCTCTCCTTTTTTTATTTTAAAAAAATCTTAATAAATCTTTCTATTTTGTATTGACAATGTAAATGCAATGGTATATAGTAAAGGTATAAGGTTAATCAATTCGATTAGCCAAAAATTTAAAGGGGAATACGATGAAGACTTTAGAACACAATCAACAAATCAAAATGACTTCAAAATTCAGGTATGAACCTGTAATCAGGGTATTCACCCTCTTAGGTTATTGCATTGAAGAAAACGATAATTATGAAGAAACTTTGGCAAGACAAATTGAAAATAAAAATTCAATAAATCCTACTACTATTATGGAAGCTGGTTGTATTTGTTCCGATTACGAAGGCAAAAAGGAAGCAATGGACAAAAAAGATTTGAATTTTAAAAATTGCGTAGAATTGGTTGACGGTGAAATAGTTATCATTGAAGGTAAGCAGTATAAAACAAAATATTTAGGAAATTATTCAGATCCAATTCATTTTAAACCTGTTTAACTAAAACTGAAAACCAACAAGGGAAGATTTATCTTCCCTTTTTTTATTTAAAAATTCCTAATAATTCTTTCAATTTGTATTGACAATGCGAATACATAAGCATATAGTAAAGGTATAAGGTTAATCAATTCGATTAGCCAAAAATTTTAAAGGGGAATGAAATGACCGAAACCGAAATCAGAAACCAAGAATCCAAAACAATTGCTGAAGAAATCCTGAACCAATTAGGCGGGAATCGTAAATTATCTGCAATGATTGCAATGCACAATGTTTATTTTAGTACAGATTCTTTAACCCAAGGGTTTTTGCAATTTGATTTTAAAGGGTGTAGAATTGCTTCCAAGGTTAGAATCTACTTAGAATACAATGATACTTATACCTTGAAATTTTACAGCAAATCAGGCATTGAAAAGCATACAATTCAAGGTGTTTACAATGATATGCTAATTGAAGTTTTCCAAAACTATACCAAGCTTTACCTAAGTTTGTAAAAAGTTCAGGGGGAAGAAATTCCCCCTGTTTTTTTATTTAAAAAAAATACTAATAATTCTTTCAATTTGTATTGACAATGTATTTGCAAGGGTATATATTAAAGGTATAAGGTTAACCGCTTTGGTTGATCAAAATTTAAAGGGGTTTAGAGATGCCTTACAAAAACGATTTTACCGAACACAATCCGCTTCATTGGACAGCAAACACAAATGTTTATTACATAATGAGTTTGAAGCAAATTCGGGCATTATGTGACAGTTTAAAATCTTGCTCAAGTGTTGAAGATGCTTTTAAAAAATATGAATTCATAAATAATTTGTTTCAAGATAATCAAATTGCAATTGTTAATACTAATGTTAAAAGTTTGCCTTTAAACGGTTTTCAAGCAAAAGAAATTTTTCCTGAAGTTGTTGACAGGTGTTTAAATATCATTAATAATTTTTGGGGAAAAAAATAAAATCCAAACAAAAAAAATTAGGATAGGGGAAACCCCTATCCTTTTTTTTATAGCTTTATCTTTCCAAAACTTTCTTCTTCCTGATCAATTTCAGCTTGTGCAAAAGATTCTGCAATTGCAAGGTAACTTGCAGCATCTTCTATTGAATCCAGATGAACCCCATTAGCTAACCTAGCTAATTTAAGATGAACCATCATGATTGCAACTTCATATGAGGAAATTTCCCGCTTTAAAAAGATACTCCATGCTCTTGCAATGCGATCAAAATTTACTTCAGGATCATCATATGTACGGGATCTCTGTTGCATTGTCTCAACACATTTAGCAAAAAATACTTGATAATTTACTGATGATTGCATTTTAAAAACTCCTTTTATATTTGTTTTTCATCAAGGGATTTTACAAGAGTAATTGCTTCCTGAATTCTCTTTAACTTTCTTTCAGCGTTCTTTTCTTCCTTTATCTTAAACCGTTTTGCCTTTTCAATTACTTGATCAATAGGTATTAACCAAGTTGTTCTAGTTTTCTCCGTAATCTTTTTTATTCTCATTTCCATTTCATCAGAAAGAACACCAGCATCTTTCAAGATATCTTTAGCAAATCCAAAATCATTCATGTTTACGCAATCGGTATAGATTAGCTTGTTAATGCTATTCATTACACTTGTTGCAGATTCACCAGTAATAATTCTAGCTTCCGCACTACTTACATAAACCATTCCATTGATTTTACAAGCCATTACTTTTCCCCTTTATTAGTTGTTAAACATTCCAATAACTCATTAAGCTTCTTATTCTGTTTCGCATGAATTTGCAGAACAGGATAAAAACTCATTAACATAGTTATCTTTTCATTCAGTTTTTTTGTCCAGAAAAACCCATTGTTTTCAACAGCGTTTGCAGTTGCTGAAACACCAGCATTCAAAGAATCTTCCGCATTTTTACTATTCATTAGGCCGGGAAACATTCGTTCAAAATGTTCTGCCATGAATTCCAAATCATCACTAATTTTTTTTGAATTTAATTTGTACTCCTTTTTACCAGTTATTTCTGCTTTAGACTTGATGCACCATTCCATTACATTCATTGTTACAACAATGTTTATAATGCTTTCAGGGTTTTTTTTAATAAGAATTAAATCAGAATCCCATTTTAAAGCTAACAAAGAAATAGCTTCAGAACAGGTTGAAAACAATTCTTCAGGCATTACTTCCAACCCTGTATATTCACGAATTAAAAAGCAACTTCTGCGGGTTGTTAATTGAATTGCTTCCAGTTGTGATATCTTTTGATTCATAGGAAACATTATACAAAAACATCTCCAAATTTTGTCATATCAATTTCTACATAAGACTCAAAATCTTTAGAAACTTTTTCGCCTAATGCAATCGTAATTGATTTGACATAATCACAATTATCATCAGTTAAATACCCACAATTCTTTAGCTGATCCAAAATTGGTTTAACTCGATTATCTAAATCGCATTTTCGCCATTTCTTTCCCGGTCTAACAATGATCGTAATCGCAACAGGATAGTTTGGGCAAAATACTTTACCAGTTCCAATAGGTGTGTTTTCTTCTTTCCATTCACGATATTTTGCAGATAGAATTGTTCTACCGTTTACATTTCGCCAACAAGAATTTGCACTAGGGGGAAGTGTAAACAATATGGTTGCACCCCAATTTTTAGACATAATTTTCCTTTTAAATTAAAAGATGGGATGTGTGTTACTAATTGACCTCGGTAAAAATCAATGTCTTTTTAGGGTTTACAACAAGTTTACCCATATGACCACCCCATCAGCTTCTTTCCTGATGTATCTCGGCATCAGGAATGATTTATCTCCACGACCATGCTGGAGCAGTTACTTTAGGAACAATACCATAATGAACAGGTTGAAATATTCCGGTTCTATGCGATTCGATGAACTTCCTGATAGTTTCAAATACTTGATTTTCAGACCTATCAATATCAGCTTGATCAAATTGCACTACCATCGAAGTAGGGTATTCTCCTTTATCACAAACGATATGATAACAATCCCTAATAGGTATTTGCATAGATCGTAAGCAAAAGCGATATAAAGCCAATTGCCGAAAATAACCGTTAAATACGCAATCCTTACCCCAATCAAAAACATCATAAGATGCTGTTGTTTTCAGATCCAGCACCCAATTATTTTCAGGACAATAAGCATCACAAATAAATTTAACCTTTATTGGTTCAGCATCAAAAACAACTTCAGTTAATATTTCTTGTTCTTTTACAATCGTTGGGCAATTCAAAAAATAACTTGAAGCTGAATTTTCCTGAATAGCTGCTATCATTCTGTTTGCTTGTGCAACATCATCATGGGTAATAATTAATGTTTCAGGTTTTAAACTCTTTTGAAATTCTTCAAAAGCTTCTTTACCCGCTTTAGTTCTTTTATCAACCATTGGAGCAACTGCAAACTTTTCTTCAACTGTTGAAGGTTCAAGAAGCATTGAATGAACTAAACTACCAAGCATCATTGCAGGAGATGAAGTTTTTTCAGTTACCTTATCAATGTAAGTTTTTTTATACAGCATCGGATTTTTACGAAACATTTCTAATCGTGAATGTGATATGTACTCAATTGGATAAATCATTTTGCAATTCCTTTTCAAGTTTAAAATAGTTTTCAAGAATTTCCAAAGTTTGACCGTTCATAGTTCTGTTCTTAGCTAATGCAAGGTGATGAATCTTTGTTTTCAAGTCTGAACCCAACCTGAAAATAATCCACAATTTTTCCCTTTCACCTTTTTTTGTACCTCTTTTTTTCGCCATGATTTTTTCTCCTTTATTGGCTACAAAAAAATTATAACAATAACAGTTGTAATTGTAATACCAGTTACAAAAATATTATTTTTTCTAATTTTGTCTAATTGCTATTGCATTTCATTTTAATGGTTCTTATACTACGAATGTGATGTGGGAGTATGGAAAAGGAATTCTCCGAAAATGATTTCTAGAAATGAAGCATCTAAACCTACAAACCTACAACCGGGTTCAGAAGAAAAAAAGCTTCTGATGGTTGCAAGAAGTTTTTACGGTTTACCGATTTTTCATCCTAGAGATTTAAAGCACGAATTTCATTCATGCGACAATACCGGAGATAAAAATACTAATGCCAAAATGTCAATCGACATAGGCGAATACACCCATATTGACGAACATTGACCAGCGGTTACTAGGATCGTTTCCTAGGATCATAGACATATCATACCGTTGGTCAATTTTTTTACTTTTTTTAAAGGGAGGTTCATTTATGAACATTACAAAACCTACAAGTTTTGGGCCTATGAACAAACCCAAAGCGGTTTTGTTTGGGCCTGAAGGTTCAGGGAAATCAACATTAGGAAGTAAGCTTGAAAAACCTTTATTCCTAAATGTTGAAGATGGAATTTCAGGAATTGATGTAGATGCAATTCGCATCAATACATGGACTGAATTTGTATCTACCATCAAAGAAATTCTAAAGGAAATTTCTGGAAGCAAAACATTTGACTATAAGAACATAGTCATTGATTCTTTAACTGCTTTAGAAAGGTTGTTGCATCAACACATTTGTACACAATCTAATTCATCATCTATTGTATTAGCTTGTGGCGGGTATGGTAAAGGGCTTGTTGAAGCTTCAACCCAAATGAGTTTAGCAATCAATTCCCTATGCAGTAAAAAAGATTTGGGTGTATGGTTCTTAGCACATTCAACCATTAAAAATGTTAACGACCCAACAAGGGGAGAATATGCAGCTTTCCAAGTGAGGGGAGATAAGAGTCTAACGGAATGGGCTACCAGTTGGGCCGATCTAATCGGGTTTATTGAAATCGATTTGTTGATTGATGAAGATGGTAAAAGCGTTATTAAAAAGGAAGGTGATAATGTAAAGCGTACTGTTACTGTTACTCCAAGGGGAGGACTTACAGCAAAATCAAGGATACCGGGTATCTCTGGTGTTATGTCTGTTGATGTATTTGTTTCTAAAATCAATTCTATTTTTTCTAGTTCTAAAAAGGAGACTGTATAATGTCTGTTGAAAATTACGATGCTTTTGGGAATGGTTCAGATGATTTTGAAATTTTTGGTGCTGAAGAAGCTAAAGAAATTTTAAAGGGTGATATACTTGCAGCGGGTGATTATCCAATAACAATAATCAAAGCTGAAATGCGATCCAAAGAATTAAGCAAATGGATTGCTTTAACTGTAAGAATTGAAGATCCGCATGAAATGAGTGGGAGAGTTAAAACCTTTACCATGTACATTCAGGGAGGGCATCAGAACCCCAAAGTTTGTAGCATTCATGCGAAAATTCGCCAATCCCTAGATAAAGCTTTAGGTATGGAGAAGTTGACATTGAAAGGCATTATAGGCCAATCTTGCATGGTTAAAATAAAGAACTCTGAAAAAGATGGCAATGTATACGAAAACATTGATAAATTCTTTTCGGTTTAGTTTTTAGTTTTTAGGG